CGTTCTGCTTGGACGTGTGCAAGACCCAGCCGACGGGGTCGCTCAACTTCAGCCGTCTCGACTCAGCGCGCATCGTCAACGACACGAAGAATTCTGATGATACCATCTATGCCATCAACTACAACATTTTGAAGGTTGAGAACGGTATGGGTGGCTTACTTTATTCTAACTAAATAGTATGTGGAATATTATTATACTCCTTGCCATTGTTTTCGTGCTCTCCTATGACCCCAAAAGTCGCACCTTAGAAAAAATAGTCGAATCCCCAGCCCGGCCCACTGATAGGGAGAGTCAGCAGGTGTATTTTCAAAAATTACAATTTGGTGAACTTAAAAATTAAACGCTTTTATTAGTTAATGATTCCCGTTGATAGACAAACGCTTACCCTCATCGCCGTCATCGTCTGTATGGTCGGCCTGATTCTGATGTTCAAAGAACTCAGGACGGCTAAAGAAGATGTTGAAGGTTTGAAAGGTTTTTCTATGAATGTCATGAAACGCATGCAAGCACCGCCGCAACCGGTCAAAGTGAAGATGGCTGCCCCTACGCCGGCACCAGAACCACCCGCGAAGGAAGAAGGAGAAATTATTGAAGAAAAGTCCGAGGATTAATACATCCGCTAATAGTAGGATTGCAAATGTGCAACAATGAAAAAGTACAAGGCCATAGCCATACCAGTATCATTCGTGGACGAGAAACCTAAATTTCTCACGGTGAGAGATAGGAGATTTAAAGATTGGATTTTTGTCACAGGCGGGTGTCGTCGCAAAGAAATCTTTAACCCCCTCCGATGTGCTCTCAGGGAACTTGAAGAGGAGACGCGAGGTGTAGTGTCTTTAAAATCAGGTGAATACACCGACTATGTATTTTCAGTTAAAGAAAGTCCACAAGTTGAACTCGTGTATCACGTGTTCATATTCTTTGTGAACTGGACAAAATCAGAACAACAACAGTACATTAAAAAATTTTATGATGAAAAACAAAAAACAAATTTAAAAAAAATTAATAAACAACCTTATAAAAAAACTTTTGATGAAAATGATTACATGAGTTTCGATACTTTGGCGGAATTTAACACAAAGAAAAATTGGGAACTCATCTCTACAAATATCATTAAAAACCCTGAATTCTACAGCTGCATGACTTCACTCCACAGAAAAAAATTTTACATAAAGTAGATGAAATCAAAGTCCTATATTTTAATGCAAATCAAAGAACTCTACGTACAAAAATTTGGGTATTACCCATACCAGGCTGATGGTGAAGTAGATAAAATTAAAGACCATACAGTGTATGAACTTTTAACTATTAAAAAAGAACTCACGGAAAAAGAGTGTGAGAATGATATATCGTGTCTCCATTGGTTTAGAGATGACACGCGTTTTGATTGTAACTAGAGAACACCATGTTTAGAAAATGGTGTACCAGTGAAGGATTTATGAATTCACGAAATCTGTCGCATGTATTGATGGACGGGGGATGTCTATCTGTTCCAAGCGACAAATTGTCGTCATTCAACGAGCAATATGTTCGCGCGTGTCTCCGTAATGAAAAGGTCTTTGTCGTGGAACAGAAAACACCGACGTATAACTTTTTTTGCGATATAGATTACAAAGATTCTGAATCCCTTTCGGTCGAGGATATTCAGGATATTTGTAAAATTATCTGTGATAAAGTGCGTCGCTATGGGGGGCAACGTTGTTTAGTATCTGTGGCTGAACCCAAAAAGGTGGGAGACTGCACGTACAAAACAGGCGTCCATCTCAACTGGCCAGGGTTTGTGGTCAACCAAGAATCTGCGTTAGCTTTACGAGAACACATTCTCGTCGTGTTGTACACCGCAAAATCGGGTGTGGATTGGAATGAAGTCATAGATTGCGCAGTTTTTGGGGACATGGAACGAGGGTCCAAAGGCAGTGGGTTCAGGTTGCCGTGGTCCCATAAAAAAGCAAAGTGTCCCGAGTGTGGTGGGAAAGGGTGTACCACGTGTGATAACTCTGGGAAAGTCACGCAAGGTGTCTATCTTCCAGTGTTCATCTATGATGAAAATAAAAAGATGACCGCCATCGACCCAACACCAACGAGGGAACTTTTAGACATGGCGACAGTGCGCACAGATACGCTCACAGTGGTGAAAGTGGAACCACCGGCGAAATCCATCAAAGAGGGGTGTTTTACAAAAATTCAAACTAAAAATGAAGTTGATGATATCGAATTACAAGCCCATCTCGAAATGTTTATTCAAAAAAATATGGAAGGTCAGGGAGGTGCCAAGGTGACTAAGATTTTCAAACACAAAAATACGTTTCTCGTGTCGACGACATCACGCTACTGTGAAAACTTAGGGAGGGAGCATGGGTCCAACCATGTATGGTTTTACATTGGAGGAAATATTATTTCACAAAAATGTTTTTGTCGTTGTGAAACAATACGTGAAAGGAGACATGGATTTTGTCGTGACTTTATCGGGAAGAGGTACATCCTCACGCCACACATCATGAAACTACTGTGTCCCGACGGCGTCGTCCTCTGTCGTCCAGTGACGCCTAAACCACTCGCGTCAGAAGAGGTCGTGGCCACTGGTGAATTTGAAACTTTTATACAAAGATATTTCCCCGGACACAGTGAAACAAAAGTGATTAAAATTCAAAAAAATAAAATTTTTACAAATTCCAACTATTGTGAAGATGTTGGAAAATCCCACGGACAAATGTGTTTCACCGTGGATAAAAAGGGACTGATGACTTTGGGGTGTCCATGTAAAAACAAAAAATCATTCAAGGTGCTTCCATCAATGTTTAAAAAAATCACAAATTAATGTATATGGCGCTTGTTTTATTCGGTGTCGTCGGGTACATGGCATACATATTAATGGGTGCCCCCGCGGACATGCAGGAAGAGGAACACCTCAAAGAGGAAGCGCTCAAGTACTCGGGTATCAACCCAGATGAGTTCAAGGCGTTTGCACTTGACATGAAAAAGGCGGAGGATGTACTTCACACAAAACCAAGGGAATCTGCGAAACATCTGTACACGGCTCTGGACCATTTTGAAAGCCTTGGAACGCACAACAACTATGGCGTTCAGGAAGAGATTCACGAACTCGCTGTTAACATAGGAATAGCTACTGAAAAAAGAATTTTAGACAGTGCTTTGAAATTAGGTATTAATTGGACACCAAGATACTTAAACAATACACTCATTTAGTATACAAATGACGACCAGATACGGACGTGCGATTAAGAAGCCCAAAGAGGTTTATGTTCCAGAGCACGTAGAACTTGAAGACGACTATAGCGAAGATGAATACGACAGCGACTATTCCGCGAGCAGCGACATTCTCACAGAGGATGAGGGGTGTTCAGACGATGATGATGAGGAGGAAGATTTCGGCGAAGACGACGAAGATGAAGGGAGTTTGAAAGACTTTGTCGTCTCCGATTCTGATTCGGAAAGTGAGAGTGAAAGTGCTTAAAAAAATTAAGCGTTTTTAATAATAATGGAAACTGATATCGGTACACCTATTCAATATAATCCAGACCTTAATAATGTAGACAAAGGTAGACATGAAGAAAATGACGAGTACTACGACCCCCCTCCGCCACCACAACACATGATGTACCATCACATGATGCCACCACCACCACCACCAATGGACAACACAAAGTTAGACTTTTCCAACTTGGACAAGAATACGTACATCGTGATGTTTATCGCATTTATAGTTGGGTTTTTCATGGGAAAAACTATGCAACCCGTCATTCTTAGAGCGATGTAAGTTCATCTTCAGATTTCTGATATCCAACAAACCCTCCGATACTACCACTCTTAGGTTCTGTGAAATACGCGCGCGACACGACTACGGGGTCTTTGAGATTTGCCCTGAGCAACTCCGAGGCTGTGGCGTGCCCTTCTTGTTTCGCTTTCCTATCTAAGAGAGGCTGGTACACAAAAATGAAATACGCGACGATGGCAATTGTGACTATATTTAAGATGATACTTATCATTTGTAATTACATTATATAATTTTTACGCTTCTTCTTCTTCTTCCTTCTTTTCACGAGCCTCCTGTCTTTCCTTGATTTCCTTGGCGATGATTTCATCCGCCTCCTTAATCAAATCTTCCATCGGTGCGTCGGGCTTTTCCTTTTGCAACTCGGCGAGAACCTCGGCGGGGTGGCGAACGGGCGCTTCGTCGGGCTTGTTGTAAAACTTACTATTTTCATCGCCCGGGGTGAAGTGGTTCGTTCCTTCCAACATACCACGCTTCCGTTCTTCGAACATCTTCGCAGCTTGGGCTTGTGATTCTCGGTATCCAGTCATGATTTCTTCGAGACGTTCGTTTTGGTAGTGAACATCTTCAATCTTGTTGTCATCCGGCGGAATCATAATCCACTTGTACATGTCCACGACGTAAATGTTGAAGGCTGGGTCATCCCTTTGAAGCCTCTTGGCGTGTGCGGCGGCTTCATCCTTACTCGCAAAGCACCCACGGATTTTGATACCAAACTTGTCGCTCTTCTGTGGCGCTTCCGGGCCAATGATGGACAAGCACGCGTAGAGCTGACCCGGGACGGTGAGGTAATCTTGTTCGAGGAGAGACATCTTATTACTAAATAATATACCATTAACTTTAAACCATTAAAACAAATCTCTAATATTTTCTGGAATCACATTTACCAACCGAGCTAAATTTCTTTCATAGACGGTACGAGACAATCCACTATTTCGGACAACCATGAGAGCGAGTCTTTCTTTCAACAATGTTTTAATATTACGAGGAACATCATTTCTTTTCAATGTTCTGATAATCCTTTTCATAATATCCGTCTCCTGTTTACTAAAGGTGCCGAATGAACGCACTTGATTTTTAGCGTAGGCATTGGTGATATTTTTCAGATTGAATCCTACATTTTTAAAATTTTGTAATTCTCTTTCAATTCTATTTTTATTTTTATAATTTTTAATGTGATAGTTTTCAAATTTAATTTGTGTGAATGGTCCAACTTTTTTATCGAGACTCGTTAATGCGCGTCTGTCATACACCTTTTTGACTTTACCGTTCTTGTCCAGTTCAGTGAGAAGAAAGACTTTATTTCGCACCTTTTGTGGTGACCTCGGTGTGAACGTGTTATCGTAGTAATTGGTGGTGTTATTTTCTCTCTGTCTCTTCAACGGGCTCACGTTATATTTTGC